GTCATACTGCATTGCTTTATACAATGTCATGACCTGACGAGCATCTCGAACCATAGACAACTCTTCATCAGAAAAGCCAACGCTCTTAGCGAACTTGCGCATATCTGCACGAAGTGATTCACCTTTAACTGGATCTGCATAGTCAGGAAGCATTTTAGAAAGCTCTTGTGCTTGCTGCTTCATGAACTGTTCTAGTTGCTGGGCTTGTTCCGCTTGTTGCTCTTGAGCAATGCGGTAACGCTCTGCCTGAACCGCCTGAAGTTGCTTCTCTCTTTGCTGAATTTCAGCGACCTTTACAGCATATCCAATAGGATCTGACTCCTTGAGAGTCTCTAGGTCTTCCTCTTGCCCTTGAGCCGACAGCATCTGCTCAATGACTTGCAACCTTTCAGCATAAGCATCTCGTAATTGCTTTGCCTGTGTTACTGCTTGCGCTTCAGCTTCTAGAGCCTTGCGTTGTTCAGCTAACTGTTGCGTTTTTTTGGTATAGTCAACACCTTGTTGAGCAAAGTTGATTAATTCATCTTCGGATAGTTCTAACTCTTCACCATTAACCTTGATTCGAGCCTTTTTAGGTTCTTCAGGTTGCTGTTCTTCGTCAGAGTCCTCGTCTGAATCGTACTCTACATCATCTTCCAGTGCATCTTCTGTACCTGAAAGTTCTACTTCGCCCTCTGGTTGCTCTTCAGATTGCCCTTCAACGGGTTCTTCATCGCCACCTAGTAAGTTAAAGAATGAACTTGCTGCCTCATTAATTGTGCCTAATGGCTGTTGATTTTCACTCCCATTTGGGTTGGTGTTATCCATTTGCTTATTTCCTTATATGCCAATTCGCTTGGCTAACGTTTGGTAAGATATTTACCAAATCTTAAAACGCTTCTCAACCATCTTCTTCTCAGTAGCCATAGCTTCAATCGAAGAGTAGATTTTGTTGTAAGCATTTATCATCAAGTAAGCATTTTCTCTTACTTGGATGTCATCTTGAGTGGAGTTAACTATTTTGCTTAACTCTACATCTCTTAATTCTTTGAAAACTTCTTTAAAGTGTTCGCTATCAAGTAAATTAATAGCCCATTCAGTTTTTGTCATGATTGTGTAGGAGCGTTTCCTAATAAACCTAAAAATCTACCAGCACCAGCACCCGCATTAAGATTTACCGCATTTTGCGCATCCAATAATGCTGATGGAGCTAACGGAGACTGCAATGTTGGAAACATCTCAGCCAATGTAGGAACGTAAATATTCTCTTCAGCCTTCAAAGCCTCTTGATTCAAGATAGGAATCATTGAGAAGTTAGTTGTTCTCTGTGTCTGTTGGTTTCTGCCTCTTCCAGTAGTTGTCAAGGCATAGTACATACCAGCCTCTGGATCATAAAAGACCTCTGGCTGTGTATATGGAAACGGATCAACTACCCTAGATTTACTACCGCCTGATTTTTTGCTTCCCATATAACTTTTCCTTTTTACATCAAGCCATTTATATCACTTTTTGTCATATTCTGCAATGTACCTATCGCCTTCATTACAGAGTCCAATTGAGCTGAGTCATTACTTTGTTGAGTCTTAGCTGCCTCTATGTACAACTTCAACTCTTTCAATGCCAGCTCTGCACTATCTTTTGCTGCTTTTTGCTCCATCTCTAACTGCTTGCGAGCATTTTCTACAGCCATCTTCTCACGCTCTAAGTCATTCTTAGCTGCGTCTGCTGCTGCTTTTAGCTCTGCCTTAGACTTCTCAACTTCTGCGTACATCTTAGCTGCTTCAGTTGTAGGGTCTGATTGTGCTGATTCCATTGCCTGTTGTGCAACCATCTGCTCAACTTCTGGAGTGATGTTATTCAAGAATGAACTTGTGTCCTTGAAGCCAGCCATTTCAATCATGCGAGCAAGTGTCTTCTGATACTGGCTCAAGCTAACTAATGGATTGTTTACACCATATGCCTGAATGATTTGCTCTTGTTTGGCAAGAATCATTTGCAGTGTAGCAATCTGCTCTTGGCGATTACCATTACCCAAGCCAACGTTGATTGTCACATTGTATTGGTCTGACCACTCACGAGGATCAAAAGATACCCACTGATTGCGTAAGCGAATTGTCTGCTCTCTGTCTTGGTACTTGCACAATAGGTGCAGAATGCCTTTAAACAGTGACTTGACACCTGTCTCAGCAAAGATACGAGCAATTAGCTCTAACTTTCCTGTGGATTGCTGCGTCATGGCTGCAACTGCTGTAGCTGTAGTGTTCTGCAAGATAGATGGGTCTAAACCTTGCTGCATATCGCTAACACCAGTGCGCTTTGCTTGAACGCTGTCTAGGTATTCAAACATTGGGAAAGTCTGACCAGCAGTATTTTGCACATTTAATTGTGTAACTGCATTTGCATTCTTTGCACGAATCACACCACCAGCAACGGAAGTAAGTAAATCGTCATAATTTACCTGTCCTTCAACTGCAACTACTCGTGCATTGTTTGTCAGGTACAAGTTATTGAAAAGCTGACGAGTCAGAGTAGTTTTCTCTAACTGGATGTCCATTGTCCTGTCTGCGAGAGACTGACCAAAGAATTTATGTGGAATTGGTATCGGACAAATGCTGTGGAAAGGTACGTAGTCACACTCATCCATCTCTAGGATGAACTCACCACCCATAACGATGCGATGTAGGCTATTAAATCCCATTCCGTTGAAGTCTGCCTTGATATAGCACTCGAAAACTTCAACTTCTTGCATAGATGGGTCATCAACTGGGATGTACTCAGGGATTTCACCATTGGAGTAACGTGCTAAACGCTCTGGAGCGTATGTCAGTCTGTCGTACGCAGGAATTTGCTCAATCTTATCCTTGTCATAGCCCATAGCAACCAAGTCACCACGAGGCACGAAGCGTCTGTGAGCTACAAATTGAGCATCATCAATACTTCTAGCACGTTTATCAATCAAAAACTCCTCTGGAGGCACATTTTCAACGATAATTCGGCTGTTATCCTTAGTTCTTTGGATAGTTACGTTATAAGTGGTGTATTCCATGCCAGCAGCATCGATGTTTGTCATCGTTTCCTGCTTAACAATCTCAAAATCACCATCAGACAGCAACATTGTTAGCTCGTCTTCGGTCAAATTCTTGTATTTTTCCTTGCTAGTGTCCTTGTTTGACTGCCAATAAGCCTTCACGACACCAACTTTTTGCATCAATGCATCTTTGAACCAGTTATGAAGGATCAGGAATCCATCATTCTGCTTGTAGAATACCCAATTAGCCAACTCACTAGCCTGTTTTGCGAATGGCTCGTCACCATCATTCACTGGCTCAAACTGTACAGCGTCTTCGTTGCTTGTAAACACACGAATCAACTGTGGCAAAGCACCATCAACTGCCTCAGCAACCTCACCTGTGACAATTTGACTCTGCCCTTCTACCTCATTGCCATATGGATTGCGCATATACGCATTCAATGCGTCTGCTCGTGCCTCCACAGTCTCTGTCTCAAGATAGCCAATAGAGTTGTCTATCTCCATCTGTAGTAATACTTTTATTTCTTCTTCGCTCATTCTAGCCATCATACGATCCAGTTCGTGTTAATGTTTAGTGGTTTACTCCAAGAATGGTCTACCTCAACTAATCCGACTGCTAAATACCTAAATGCATCGGCTGCATGAGAACACCAGTCATGTAGTGGTCTGTCATAAAACACATTGCGCTTCTCGTCAAACTCTCTGCGATAGTTTCGCAATGCAGATAATCCTTGTTTAGTGCCTTCTTCATCAAACCAGCAGCGAGGCATCATGCGTCTTACAGATTGTATGCCATCAGCTACTGATACTCTAGGAGCTACAGTAACCTCTAATCCTGCGTCAAGCAACATTTCTTTGCGTGATTTTCCAGTTCCCAGCTCTCTAACTTCCACGTCATGCGGAAGGATCTGTTCTCCGCCTGAATATCCACGATCTCGCAGCCAGCCAACATAATACTCAAGACCAACACCATGATTCTCGCAAAAGTCAATGAGACGTACCTCTTTACCAACTATCTGCGCCACCCAGATAGCAGTAGAATCACTAATACCCAAATCCCACGCACAAACAGTCCTCGCCAGTTCTTCGTAAGGTATTCTCGTAATCCTGTTTTGCTCTTCTGCATCATTCAGTAATGTCCCGTAGTAACTTCCCTCAACTGGTGCGTCAAACGAGCATTCAAACTCTTGCTTGTACTTGTCATCGCCCATCTCTTGTTTTGCGCTTGCAAGCTCTTGCGGATCAATGATTCCTGTCTCGCTTGCCTTGAACTCTAGGTACTTCCATCCATTAGTAACCTTTGCACGATCAGCAAAATCCTTGAAGTGGTTATTGCCCTTTGGTGTACCAATAAAGAGACACCAGCCTCTTCTGTCAGCTAGCGCAGGTCTGATAATCTCATTCCAAATCTTTGGATTCTGATCCCCAATCTCATCTAGAATCACACCATCAAAGTATTGACCACGCAATGCGTCTGCATTCTCAGATCCATATAGGCTTATGCGCTTGTCATCAAAGAAGTCAACACGCAACTCAGATGAGTTAGCCTTGCCGCCTAGTGGTCTTGTGTATTCCTGTAAGTAATCCCATGCTACTCGCTTTGCCTGTGAGTATGTTGGTGCAATGTACGCAAATCGTGCATTCTTTTTCTTGCACTTAACAGCAGCTTTAATCAACTCATTGATTGCCGATACTGTTTTACCCATACGTCTATGCGCCACAACAACCACAAAACGATTGTTTTCCACAGCATGATGTATCTGCTTTTGTGGAGTTCTAGGGCTGTATGGAATTTCTGTAACCACTTCAATGTGGTCATCAAGAACTTCAGCTTCCATCGTCAGCCCACTTAACTACATGAACAATAGGTGCATCATCATCACCAATGTGTTCAATTGATTGAAGGTCAGGAATTGATTTCTTCAGCAATAATTCAATAGCCTTAATGCGACTTGATGAAAGCTCTATCTCTCCCATCGCATGGCTTTCTAATAATCCTATAAGCACTGACGCTTGTATCCTAGCTCGTACTTCCGCTTGATGTTTTGATCTTATTCTCGCTGCCATAATTTGTGACTCCTATTGGTTGGTCACTCCAGTTGTTAAAAACCTCTTGCATATTGAGTTGAAATTGTCGGTATATCTTTTTTCTTACCAACACGCTTGTCTGCTAGTGCTGCACGAACACCAGCCATGTTCTCTTGATAATCCTTCCACGCATCTTGCTTTTGCTGTGGAGTCTCTGCATAAATGTAATCAATGAGCTGATATGCCTTAGCCAAGTTATCAGCCTTCTCTAAGTCAACGCTTGGCAATGTACCAAACTGGTATCCACCACCATAGTTGATTGCTGTGTCTAGTGGAGATCTGTTGGTTCTCACTAGTCCCAAATTGGGACTTTGCTTTGCAAGTTGCTGCTTGAGTTGTTCAGGATAGTTGCTGTGACTACTGTATTGGAAAGGATGTGCGAACATAAAACCGCCAGCAGAAACGAGACCAGAGCCGATGGCTTTAGCCTTTTCCCAAGCTGACATCTTGTCAAACATATTTTCGTCTAGTAATCCTGCCATATCTACCAATGATGAATTGCGTTAACTATCAAAACAATATTAGCCAATACAGCTAATGCTATAACAAACCAATGATCTGACATTTACCACTTAACCTTGTTCGCCCAGTATGCTGCACTCATCTTGCCTTTAGCAATGTTACCTGCATGGCGAGCCTTGAATGCTTCGTTTCGTTTGCTTCCGTCTGGAGAGCC